GGTCGGGATCAGGTTGGTGAGTGTGTTAGCCATGTGCGGACCTCCTTAGTCCAATGGTTTCCAGATTTTCAGATCGTTGGCTGAGATTTCGTTTCGGCGTGCCGAAACGCCTCAGCTCGGGGAGGAGGAGGCGGTGTGCCTAATCCTCGAGACGGCCGCCGGAGCGGATGAAATTCGCCCGGTCCCCCAGCGGCATGCGCTCATAGTCGGCGCGCTTGATGATCGTCGGCTGGCTGCCTTCGGCCAGCTCGGATCGGGTGGTGGAAACGGGCACGAAGTTCTTTGCCACATCATTGGGCCGGTTGGCCCGCTGCATGGATTCGTAGAGCTCGATTGCCTTGGCATGCTTGCCTTGGGCCTCGTCCAGCGCGGGGCGCAATTCAAGCGCTTTAGCGGTGCTCTCGTCCGTTCCCTGGCGGAAGAGCGCGTCCAGCTCGCTGGCAATGCGCTGCACCTCCGCCTCCGCCGCATTCACGGCGTCGAAATAGGGTTTGAGATCAAGCATTGGATTTTTCCTTTCCTAAGATGGTATTGACTCGTTCGCGTAGGGTCTGCGCCTCGCGTTCTTCCTCTTCCGTCAGCCGCGGCTCGCTGGAAGGCGCGGCTTCCGGGAGATTCACAGGGTTCGAAGCGGCAGCCGATCGTCGCGGAACAGTAGTTCCGGCGGCTGCCCCGCTGAATAAACGATGGACGGTCTCCTCCAGGGTCCCCACCCGGTCGGCCATCCCCAGCTCTACGGCCTGGCGGGCGCCGACCACGCGCCCCTCGCCAAAGCCGTTGCGCACGTCCTCCGGCGTGACTCCCCGGTTCCGGGCCACCGATTGGATGAACGCATCATAGGCCTCGCTCACCCGGACCTGGATGGCCCCCCGGGCTTCCTCTGCCAGCGGCTCGTACGGATTGCCCTCGACTTTGTATTTCCCCTCGCTGATCAGGGAGACCTTGACGCCGTCTTTTTCCAGGGCCGCGCTGATGTCCTTGTGGACGGCAAACACGCCGATGGAACCCACCTCGCCGGACGGCGTGATGATCACTTCATCCGCGGCGCTCCCGATCCAATAGGCCGCCGAAGCCATCGTATGGTTTGCAACTGCAACGATCGGCTTTTGGCCGCGCGCCGCAAAGATTTGCCTGGAGAGCTCTTCGATGCCGTTGACCTGGCCGCCCGGGCTGTCCACGTCCAGCACGATGGCGCCGATTTCTGGATCGTCGGCCAATTCCGCAAACTGGGCGCCGAAACGCTCGGCGCTGGTCGCCCCGGAGACATCCGTCATCAGGTTGGCCCTGGGGAAGATGGTCCCGAACAGCGGCAAAACTGCTACGCTACGGGCGCCTGCGGCTTCCGCCTTCACCTGGCGGTCTTTCGGGCGGCGCGCCCCGTGGATCCGGGCTTGCACTTCTTCCGCATCCAGCTTCTCCCCGGCCACGTGCCGGGCGACGATCTCCTCCAGGATGGCCAATTTATGGGGCAAAATCGCCCAGGGAGTCTCCACAAAAGCGTGCAAAATGTAAGAATATTTCATCCTATTCTCCTTCCAACCCTGGGTTTTCCGCAGCCGGGCCTTCGATGGGCAGAATGTTGCCGGCCATATAATGGCGGTCACCATCGGGATAGGCGCTCATGTCATCCTTCTCACGGGCTTCGTTGGGCGTCATCATCCCATTTTGGATGCGAACGGCCATCGCATCGCCTCGGGCCTTCGAGTCCATGCGCAGCAGGCTCTCGCGAATGAATTTAAAATAGGTGTTGGCCTGCTCGCCGGCCGAGAGCCAGCGGATGCGCGCCGCTTCCTCCCACGGCACCAGGAAGGCGTCGAGCGTGCCCTGCAAATACTCGATATATTTCTGCTCGTTGGAGTTGTAGGCTTCCTTGCCCCGGTTGAGCATATGCTCCGGCAGCCCGAAGAAGTTGCAGATGTCGCGGTCGTTGGCGTCGATCGACTCCAGGAACTGGGCGTCCTTGAGCTGGATGTTGATCGGCTCGAATTTGGTGATCAGGTTGTCGAAGACCGCCAGGCGGTAGGCATTCTCCGAGCCGCTCATCTGCGCCTCGTACTCGCCGCGCACCTTGGCCCGCGCCTCTTTGTTGAGCGTGCCCTCTACCTGGACGTAAGCTGCCGGCAGCAAGCCCTGGGCATACAGCTTGGATTGCGTTTTGTGCGCCGCCAGTTGCCGCCCGAATGTCTGGCGGGCGAAGGTGATCACCCCGCGCCCGACAAAGCCGGTCGCATCCGGGTTGATCAGCAGGTGCAGGAGCTCGACGGCCGGGATATAGACCGGCGTCAGATTCGAAAACGTGTGCCGATACCACAAGTTGCCTTCCAGGTCGAACACCGGCAGGGTGCGATCCGCCGGCAGGACCAGGAGCTGGCGCGGCCCGACGATGGGGTTCCACAAGTAGGCGTTGCCATAGAACAGCAGCCATTCGATAGCCGCCTTCTTGAATTGGAATGGCGTCCAGCCCCACAAATTCGGGCTGATCTGTAACAAGTAGGCCATATTGCGGGTGACCGCATCCGGCGCCACCTGCTGGATGCTGCGCCCGTCTCTGCGCATGACCTGCAGGGGCATCTTGGCCACGTCGTCCGAGATGATGTTTTTGGCCCGGTAGGCCGTGGCGATCGCCTGCGACCCGGCCACCGATACCCGCTCGCCCGCCTCGCTCGTATAGCCGTACGATGGCGCGTAATCCGGGCGCGGGTTGGCGTTCACATCTTCTTTCGGCTTCGGGTTGCCGCTCAACAGTTCAGTGAGGAGCATGTTTTACCTTCTCCAGTCCGATCATGACCGCCAGGCCAATCAGCATCAAGCCCGCGACGATCCAGGTAATAATAGCGCTCCACATCGACAGGCCGTAGAGCACGCAGCCGCCGCCCGCCAGGAGCAGCAGGTCTTCAAGATACAAGTAAAGTAGACGTTTCATATTTCCCAAATACGCTCACCAGCGGGCCGGACATGGCCACGAGCCGCTCCGGATGCGGGCAGAGGTTTCGTGCGTCTTCCACCCACGGGCGCAGGTGCATCTCCATCGGGTAGTGGAAGCATGGTACATCGGGGCCGTCGAACGGGTGGCAATAGAGGGTCCCACCCTGGTATAGGTCCATCCCACACAAAATCACCGGGTCGCATCCCATCCAAAGCGCGAACCAGGCCGCCGTGTTGGAGCTGTAGAACCCGGTCCATACATCGACATCGAAGAGCACATCGGAGGTAGGGTCCGGACTCACCCGGATAGCCTTCGCTTCACGAATGGCCGCCGCCAATTCGGGACCGTCTTCCGGCCGGTCGTTATAGACCATATAATCGGGCTGGCAGTGATAAAAAGCATGGTAATTCACGGCGATCAACAGGCAATGGGGGGGGAGCTTCGCCAAATCTGTTGGCAGGCTGGGCCCGCCGCCCAGCACAGCCGCCGCTCGCCCAACGAAATAATCTCGCAAAGTCGACATCTTCATCATGGATTCCGCTTTTCCAAAACGACGTTGACGTTTCCGTCCCGCGTCCAGCGCAGGTCCACGATCTTCCATGGCCTGGGCTGGTAGGTGAGATAGCGCCGGCAATCCGGGTCGAAGTGTTCGAAGGTGATCTCGTTGACCTGGTTGCAATGGGTGGGATCATGAATGAAACCATCCGAAGATCCATAAGGCGTCTCGATGTCGAGCCTGGCGCCCGGCTTCAATACCCGCCAGCATTCGTCCATGAATTCCAGGAACGGCCGGCGCGTGCCTGTCTCCGTCACGCACACGGGCGGGATATGCTCCACGATGTGCCAGGCTTTGGCCTGGTCCACACTATTGGCCTCTATCGGCCATGGGTGTACGTTCAAATCATGGATAACGTCAACTCCCGGCAGGCGCTGGATATCCATCCCAACCCAACCAGGGTCCTTATGATTCCCGCAACCAATATCCAATTTCATCAATCTACGCCCATCATCTCTTCGTAAAGTTCTCGGGTTCGCTCGCCGCCCGCAAACCTTTTGGCAATTGGCTCAAAAACAAAAGCCAATGCGAGGCCAGTATTGACCCCAGGTTCATCAAGCAAATCTTTGTAAATTTGCATATGTTTCTCAAAATGTCTTTGGGCTTCTTTCCATTGATCTTGTGTGATTTCAGTCTCATTCATTTCACATACCCCAATCTCCGCCCAGGATTCGGGCGCTCAGATCCAGGCTGCCCTGGTAATACCTGGCCCTGGCCATGGCGTTGATCCAGGCTGCCACCAGGTCGATGCGCTTTGTGCGGATCACGCTCTTGCCCTTGTGCTCCTTCACGAATTTTATGTAGCCCTGGCCGTTTCGAGCGATCGCTGTGTTGCCAAAGCACCAGCGCGCCACGGGATTGGGCTCGTGCGTCATGCGGCCCAGGAGCAATTTCCCCTGGATCAGCGCCGGCGCATCGCCCTCCGGAGGCCGCCCCTTGAGTAAAACCTCGGTCAGGTTCAACGGGTCGGTGAGCGACATAAACGTCTGCGGGATATCCACACAGGCCAGGCCGGCCTGCTCCAGCCGCTGCAGCAGCATGGTGGCCATGGCCCGGTCGGAGTCCAGCTCGATCACTTTGTAGAACTTCATCATCTCCAGGATGGCCGCCTCGATCTTGGTGTAATCGATCACGTCCCCTTCGGTAGGCGTGATCCACTTGCCGGCCGCCCACTGGTCGTAGGGCACGTGGTCGCGCTCGATGCGCTCCTTCATGCCCGCCTCCGGGATCCACGCCTGCCAGAATACCCGCCAGTCGAGCTGCTGGGCCTGCGGAGGGAAGACCGCGCACAAGGCCGACAGGTCGGTGGTGCTCGATAAGTCCAGTCCCAGGTAGCATTCCCGGCCCAGCATTTCCGAGCGGTCCCAGGTCCCGTTCGTTGCGTCGAATAAATCCACCGGCTGCCAGGTGGTCAGCTTGGTGGTGATCCACTGGTTCAGGTCCAGCCAGCGGAATAAGCGCTCGTTGGCCGGCTTGTTTTTCGCCGTGGCCGCCGCCTCGCGCATGGAGTCGAGCGACTTGGCCGTCCCAAGTGAGGGGTTTGCTTTAAACCAATTCACCTCGTTGTAGATATCGTTGCCCTCATAGTTGAAAACAACCACGTACCAGGTGGGATCGATGATCTCGCCGGATAGGATGCGCATCGCATAATCGTGCTGCTCCCAGCCGATAGAGACCCGGTCCGGATCGTCGCCGGCGGTGGTGATGATCCACCAGATTGGCTGGGTGCGCGCCGCCCCGGCTTCGAAGGTCATTACGTCCCATAGATCTCGGTTAGGCTGGGCGTGCAGCTCGTCGAAGGCGCATGCGCTGAGGTTCAAGCCGTGCTTGGTGTAGGCTTCGGCGGAGAGCGCCTGATAGATCGATCCGGAGACTTTATCCACGATGGTCTTGGCCGAATCGGTTACTTTTGCCCGCTTGGCCAGCGCCGGCGTCAGCCCGATCATGTCCTTGGCCACCTTGTAAATGATCCCGGCCTGCTTTTTGTCCGCTGCGCAGCCGTAGATCTCCCCGGCCTTCTCCCCATCGGCGAATGTGTGATACAGGGTAGCGCCTGCGACTAGCTCGCTTTTCCCGTTTTTCTTGGGAATCTCGATGTAGACGTAACGGTATTGGCGGGTGCCGTCTTCCTTGAGCGTGCCATATACATCCCGAACGATCTGGCGCTCCCAGGGCAGGAGCAGGAACGGCTGCCCATAGAACCGGCCTTTGGTATGCTTCAGGCTCTCATAGAACTTAATAGCCCGCTGGGACCGCGCTTCGCTAAACATGGCCACCACCATGATCAGGACCAGCAGGGAGGAGAGGGCTCTCTTCATGCATGCCCTTCCCCGTTCACGAAATCGGTGACATCGTCGAGGAGCTGCTCCAGCTCATCCGGAGGCGGCTCTTGCTCCTTCTTGGCCGGCGCCGTCCCCGCCCGGGCGCGCGGGGTGAGATATAAGGACTGGCTGTACTTATGCAAGAGATCTCGCTTGCGGTCCGCCCGGCCGTCCAGCCTCAACACCGCATCGAACGCGCCCACCACCTGGACTGCCATCAGCACCGCATCGTCGAATTGGCCTGCCTCGACCAGCTTCTCGTGCGCCTTCGCCAGGAGCAGCCAGGCAGCGTAGGCGGTTTTCCGCATGGTGTCTATCTCGGCGAGCTGCTCGACCAGCATGCAGTAATTGAGCAGCAGCTCCTGGTCCAGCCGGGTCACCACCTCGCCCTCGAGGCCTGCGTAGGTGCGCATCATGCGCCGCCAGGCAGCCTGAGCGATCTCATGGCCATCCAGGCGCGCCGGCGCAGCCATCGGCAAGCTGCGCTCGGGCCGCAACTGCGACTCTCGCTCGGACCGCTGGGCCTTTTCGGCTGCGGTCTCGTGGCGTTGGATGAGGGAAGATGGCTTTCTGGCTGGCATAGGACCCTTAATTAACCGGATTCTCCACATTGGGAAATTTTTTCGTGCGGAAG